TCCACCTAACAATTTATCTCCAACTTTAAAATGATCTAACAAATTTAATGCAACATCAAATATTATTCCACCACCGGGAATTGTACTATATACTCCATGAGCAAAATCTTTTATCCCACCAATTGGATCACCTTTTTTGAATTTTGATATACCATCCATAATTCCAAATATTAATCCTATACCGGGAGTATTTTTAAGGGCAAATAATCCTACCTTTTTAGCTACACCACCAACTGCTTTACCTATAACACTATCTACCTTTTTTGTTCCAACAGTATCTCTAATTAACAAAAATGCATCAAGTGCCATACCTAAAGCTATACCAACAGGTGGAGGTAAAAATGAAGTTAATCCGCTAACAATTTCTAATGCTCCACCCACCCAATCACCTTTTTTAATTCTATCAATACCAAACCACAATCCAAAAGCGGCCCCAACGAATGGTATTTTCTTTAAAAATTGTTTTCCTAAACCCTTCATTAATCCTTTTGTACCCGCTTTAGCGGCACCAAGTAGTCCTTTTTCAGCTACAGTTGTTCCTATTTTAGCAACTTCTCCTGCACCTTTAGCTATTTTAGTTAAAATTTTTCCTGAACTTTTTCCCGCATCAGCGGCTACTTTTTCTGCAACTTTTCCTGCTTCATTAATTGCTTTGCCAAATTTAGTTCCCTTAAATAAAAATCCAGTTACTTTAGTTAATGCCGTATCCATAACGGATGTTAATATTCTAACAGGAGAATATTTATATAAACCTTTCCAAATATTATTAAGAAACTCTGTCTTACCTGTCAATAAATAGCCAATCAATCCACCTGCCGCTAATAAACCACCAAACAAACCCATCCAATCCATACCTTTTTTCTTAACATCTATTGGTTTATTAAGCTTAGTTAATCTCTCAAGTTCTTTCATTTCTTTTATAAGTTTTTGATTTGGTTCTTCTCTTCTGAATGGATCATCTTTTGGTTTTGTTACTTTTGTTACTGTTGTTAAAGTTTTGCCTAAATTAGTAACAAAATTCATTAACACCTTATTATTCATTTGCAATAATTTATTTGTTTGCAATGTATTAACATTAAGCGAATCCAATAATTTATTATTAGATGCGAAATAAACACCAAGTTTTTTATTATTATCCTTGGTATCCTTCGTACCACTCATGAGAGATTTCTGTAAATTAAACAGACTACTCTCTGCTTCTTCTTTTTTTGGATCAGGTGTAAATGCCATCTTATCTTAAATTCCTTCTCTGATTCTCTACAGTATTTTCCTGCGCTCTTCTCGCTTCTTCTTCTTTTCTTCTTTCTTCAGCTATTCTTTCATACCACCAAATAAATTCATAAAAATCATAATCATTAAAATTCTTTGGTATTTGTTGCAAATAGCTAATTTGAAATTCTAACTCCAATATGTCATTCAGACTTATATTCGGGAAAAAAGAAGTCGGGCTGAAACGTAATTCCCAATTGGGCCGTTCCTCCACATTTCTCACAGTTAATATTCATATATGGTTTGATTCCCATTCCGATCTTATCGATATAAGTTGATATATATGAAAAATCCTGTGGAGATAAATTCAATACAAAATTATACTTCTCCATTGGTGTGCCTTTACTACCATTAATTTCCTGAATCATAGTTGCTATACTAAGCAACTCATCATCTATTTCACCAATGACTTCCTTATTAATTTCTTTAAATCTCTCTATGGCTATACTATCTTTTATGGTTAAGAATTTAATTTTAATAACCTCGCCACTATTTAATTTAATATCTTTACTAGGATCATATGTTGGTGATAAATGTTGAACTTCAAGATTGTCTACATCAAAATTAAATGTAGATTTATTATTACATTTATTACATGTATAATTGACTTGGAATGAACTATCTCTATATGAGTTGGCTCTTAACCAAAGAATTATATAAAGCTTATCGGCAAGATAAATATCTTCAAAATTAATTCCTTTAATTGCCTTCTTTAAAACATCATTAATAATGTAATCATAATTCTCTGCATTGATAGACGATAATTTTTTAATTTCTAAAACCTTAAGAGGTCTACCATAAATCATTGTACCTTCTGCATACAATTTATATCCTGATGGTAAATCTTTAATAGGCCAATAATTTGAATTATCTGCTACTGACGGTATCGATCCTGCTGTTTCATTATCCATAAACGTATTCCTTTCTATTCGTTGAACTGGTGCTTTTGGTAATGGTTGGGTATTCTTTTCAAGTACCTTTCCCGCTTCTAAAGTTTCAAGTGATCGCCTAATGATATCTTCATCGACTACACTTTGAATATTTCTAGTTTGTGGTTGCTGTACGTTGAGATCATTTTCACTAACTGATTCCATTTTCATAATCAATCCTCCTATAAAATTTATTTAACTATTGAATTTATTAACTTTGTTTTTGCCCCATTTATAAGACCTTCTTTTACATACCATGTTTCCATAGTATCAACTCCAAATGATATTTGATATTTAATGCTTTCTCCGGTTCCATAATCATAAGTAACATCACCACTACTACGATAAAATATATTTTTAAAAATATAAATTACTACTGGCATTCCTTGTCTATCATCAACCTCTACCGCTAAATTTCCTATACGATTCGATAATGGTGCTTTATAATATCCATTACTATCTATAATACATTTTTGACACCAATTTATAAAATATGCTATAGTTCCCATTTCATCTTCTTCAAATGTAGCATTAACCTCAAATCCTTCATATGCTAATGTGGCATATGTTCTTGGTATTACACCATAATACACATTTTCAAATTTAAAATTATAAGTTGGTACTGTTATATTAAGAAAATGGTATGGCATAATAACAGGCATTGAGCCTACATCTTCATCAAATTTTCTAAATGGATTTTCTAAAAATGATGCTGTAAATCTATAAGCGGGTTGTATCGACTTACCAAAAAGTTGCTCTGGAAGCGAATAGAATCCTTGCAAAGCTAATGAATTTAATCCTAATGGCATTTTATATCCTTAATCTTCTAGTTATAATCCAATTTTTATATCTACCATTTGTATTTATAATACTATAACTTATTGATCCACATTTTATACCATGAGCTTTACAAAATATAACCATAGAATTTATATTATCAAAAATTTCACATGTTTCTAAATTTTCAAATTTCCATATATACTTGCTGTTAGGATTATTAATTCCCGCTGATAATTTTTTATCAATTCTTATTTTTGATTGTATTTCTTTTCTATTTTTATCTTTCCAACCTTCTATCGCAGATTTACTTTGTTTTTCTCTAACTTCTTTTTTAAATGATGGATTATTCTCTTTCATATATTTTTTGCGGTTATTAATCCATTCTTGATTAGGTTTCCAACCTGTTTGACCTTCACCACCATCAGTCATATTAGTTAATGGGCCTAATTTTAAATCTTTTCTTCCTATCAATTTGATCAAATCAATTTCTAATTTATTAGCTTCAAACTCCATTAAATCTTCTTTTATTTTAATAATTATAGGATTATTGCCAGTTTCTCTAATTATCTTTTTAATTTTATTTGTTTTAAATTTATTACCATCATTATCTAAATGATTTTCTTGTAAATGTGTTACCATTCTATCTTTACGAAAACCTTTACCTATATAAAAAGGTTCGTAGTTAAATTCATATTTACCGTATTTAAAATTGAAGGATTTTCGAGGATCAAGATAGGCATAAACATAAAAATTATTCATATTAATCTCCTTAACAGATTAAAATTTAAGAGGTAATCCTTACTCATTAAGGTTTCAGGAAAAGGGAGCTACCCTCTGTCCCTCTATAAGTCATTGATTTATAACATTATACGAGAAGCCAGTAGTCAAATCTGAAGGTTACTGAATACTTAACTGCTTCTCCACCATTCATATCTAGAGCTACATCAGAAACATTCTCAGGCCATGCATTGAAAAGTTGAACCTTTTTCTGTAATGCTGAACCATTATGTTTGTATTGCAAAATGTAAATGTTTCTTGACGAAATTCTTTTTGTCAATGCACCTGATGCACCTGCTGTTGGGCTATTTGGATCAACATCTAAAATGTACTGTCTCCAAGCATAAAGAAACTTAGCGATCTTCTGGTCTTCCATTTCTTCAAAAGTTGCTTCCATTGTGTTACCATAGGTAACCTTACCGGGAAAGAACTGCTTGAAACCCATAAAATTACTTTCCACCGCTTCATTACCTCTTGATGGTAATGAGCATGTTCTAGCCCTGATTACCAAATCATCATCTTTGATATCAGGCATGTTTGGAATAGTATTTACGTTAGGAATATATATTTCCCATAGCCAAGTTCTCTGTATATCTGGTAAACCTTTTAAACGACCTTCTAATGTTAAATTAGGCATTTTACTTCTCCTTTTATATTACGCTATTCTTACTGTCGAAAAACTAATTCCTGTACGAGTAACAACCGTGGTAAACTTAATAAATTCTGCTGTTCTTGCAGGTTGTACATACAAGTCAACTGCTAACTGGTTAGAATCGATAACCTGTGGTGTATTGTTTGTTTCATCACAAACAACCTGATAAGCTGTTACACCACCACCCGATTTAACTCCTGCCATAAATTCATCTACCAATGAGAAAACTCTTAATCTTGTCTTATCGGTGTTGTTCTCAAAGACGAATGGTAACAATGCTGTTTCGATATTATTCTCAACATAAAGTAACATTCTTCTTACATTAATTCTATCAAGAGCAGATTTCTTTAACTGTGCTGTCTTCTGACCCCACATTACATAACCTGTTCCCCTGATGAATCTAACTGCATTAATATTCATATTATAAAGATTTCCAATATCTGTCATATTGAAAACTTTCATCTGGTCAAATACTGACAATGTTGCTCTATCAATACCCGCAGGTGCATCCCAAGGATTTGCAATTGCATCTACTCTTGCCATTAATGAACCACCATAAATTGAGTTTGGTACATAGACATATTTGTTATTATAATTGTCATATATCTTTGACCAACCTGCATATAATGCGATATATGATGGATCAACATAACCATAACTTTCAGTCTTCATAATTGCATCGGCTGTATTATTTTCAAAAGCATCAACCTGCAATGAAGCTATACAGTCAAGTCTTGAAGCTACTACATTTGATACTGACTGCTTAACATTTGCATTCCAATCGGTGCAAATAAGAATTCCAACATTAACAAGTTCTCTGTCTTGGAATAATGACCAAGCTCCACCATCTTGTTTAATACCTGTACTCTGTGTATATTTTCCATTACTTAGTTGAATTAATTTATTTAAATAAACTAAATCGCCTATAGTATCTGTAACTACTGGTCTAGCACTTGTTGCTGTTAATGGTGTAAATACTGTGCCTCTAGCATTAACATAAACAAATTTTGATATACCATTAACTACTGTTTTAATAAACAACTGATTATTGTTGCTATCTAACTGTTGATTTAAAGTACCATAAAATGTTTCTACTGGTGTAATTCTAAGACCTGATACTCCCGATATTGTTGGATCGATGAAATCAGTCCACTTACTAGCCACATTCTTCTGATATACATTCATCTTAAATACTTTGGCGGCTATTGGATGCGCTGATGAATCTGGTGATGGTGAATAAGTATCATAATTATTTATCCAATCACACGCTGAATTAAAAGCTTCAACTGTTACAGCAATATTATCTCCCTGTTCACCGGGATATAAAGCGGCTACAAGAAGATTAGCTCCATCCATATCTGCATGTTCTATTGAATAAATTCTATCTACTCTATCAGGATTTCCATATGTTAATGCTGATACTGATGCGGCACTAATTGCCGAAGCATCATATGCACTAACATTTAAATTATCATGAATATTAGCATTTGCATATTGATCGGTTCCGTTTGTATAACCTCTAATAATGAAAAGATTCTGAGACTCTTTTAAAAATTCTAATGCGGCATACGAACCATAACCATATTCAGGAACTAAACCATAATTATTAGAAGCTGTTATTCCTATGGTTGAAGCTTCTGAACTAGTAATACCTGATACAAAATATGGCTGTCCAAAAGTCTCTACAAACTCTTTATCGTTACGAACCAACACAGGTCTATTAATTGGGCCTTGTATTGATCTAATTACCATACCACCATTGGATATTCCCGCAGGAACTAAAATCTCTGATAAATCTATTTCTTCACGATAAACGCCGGGAGCGTTAAATATTCTTGGCATTTTTTCCTCCTATTAATAACAAATAGCCCTATTCTTTAATTATTTATTATCTTTATACCATCCCATTGTATTTATTATTTTAATCATCTATAATGATAATTGGCATATCATCATCCTTATCTTTTTCGCTAATTTTCAAATTTTTATCAATTGATTTAATATCTAAGCCTTTTCCTTCATAATAATCGGTTCTTATATAAAAAACAGCCCATAATAAAGAAGTAACCGTATCATCATTTTCATTGTTACCACAGGCAAAACAATTAGGGCTATTTGTAACTTCTTCATATCTGCTTAATTCATATAGGGTTTGGCGGTCTACAATCTCCAATTTTTCTTTTTCAATATATTCTTTTAACAACAAATTGGCCTCTAATTTGGTCTTTCTATTGCTTCTAATTCCTAATGCTTTAGGGTCAACATTTACAATTCTGTCGCAATCATATTCATACCAAATTGTATCACACAGGCTTGAACCTGTATCATTATTTTCTATCATCATCATAGCTTTATTATAATATTCTGAAATAGCTATACATATTGGCGCGAAATCATGTGGTGATATAATATTATTTCTGTATACTGCTACTTGTTTAAGTTCATATTCATTAATAATTCTTACTACCTGAACTACTGAATAATCCTTACTTGTTCCTTTTGCTGTATCAACTCCAAGTATATAAGTTTCTCTAGGCATTGGTTCTTCATATATTTGTAATAATCCTGTCCATTTTGTATTAATTGGTTCTTTATTATCTATTCGTTCTAATATATCTGAATCGATAAGTGTTGATGATGAACCCAAAAATTTACAACTAAATTCTTGAGCAAAACGAATAGCACCAATATCTGCAATTGTTTGTTCTTTAAATGCTTCATCTCTGCCGGGAACTTCCCACCAACCAACTCTGATAGGATAAAAATTACTTGTACCTTTAACTGCTTTTGTCCAAAATTCCCAAAAATGATTCATACCTTTTGGGGTAGATACAATAATAATTTTTGATGTTTTACCTGATGATATAACTGGATATGTTGATGTAATAAAGTCTTCTGCAATGTGTTGTGGTACTTTTGCAAATTCATCCATGTAAAGCAATGAGATTGTAAAACCAGTAATGGTATCTGATCCTGTTCCTGCGGCAATTGCTCTACAACCATTTTCCAATTCAACTGTCTTTTTATTCCAACCACCATCAACAATACCTGATTGCATCCATATAGGAAGAAGCTTATAGGCCATTTTAATTCTATCAAGAATTTCTATGGCGGCATCTTCTTTATGGGCAAGAATAGCTACAGTTTTATCTTTCTGAAATAAAATGTACCAAAGTAAAAATATTGATGAAACTGTGGTTTTACCTGATTGTCGGGCTATCTTAACTATACAATGTCGTTTACCATTGGGAGTTTCTATATATGCTTTAAGAATTTTCTTTTGATAGTTATACAATGAAATAAGTCTTTTACCTTCATCGATGGTAACTATATGGAAATAATGTTCTGCAAAGTAAATAATATCAGCTTCACATTTAAACATTTCTTCCATCATCTCGTCAGTATAATGGAATTGTTCACCTGCTTTTCTTAGTTGGGGATTGCCAAAATACATTATTTACCTTCTCTACTTTCCTTGGCAACAAACCTTGGTTCATCTTCTTCTATAGAGAATTCGGCATTTATAGCATTAATTTGACTGTCTTTTTTGGCTTTTTTGATGATATCAAGTAAACTATTAGCATCCAAAACAATAGT